ATGTACACCTTTGCTGAACACCTCAGGCGCTGTCAGGAGGCCGCACAGCGCTGCGAAACGTTGGTGCAGTGGGTGCAGGTCACCGTGTCCGGAATTTCGGCTTGTGGGCGCATCCAGGGCTCTTGGGCGACCCTTGCCGGGGTAGACCTTTGGCGCGTGGCGCTGGAACCGCCGTTTAGCGGCCTGAGCTATCACCCACCTGGCCGCGTCGTCCAGTGCTCAGGCGTGGATGGGCATTGCGTTTGTGCCGGTGAGCCGGGCGGCGCGACGTGCGCAGCGCGGCACGCCGCCGGGCTTGACATAGATCAAAGCGGGAGGGGACGGTGCCAGTAACACCCGTCATTAGTCCGGTAGACCGGAATTTCGAAGACCACTTTCCGGACGTTCCTGGCGTTGCGCGCCTGTTCCCGAAGCCGGGACACCATCCCGATTGGCTGCCTCGGCAGGCGACCAAGACCCAGCTTGTTGGTTTCGTGGATTGGCTCTCGATCTACCAGCGCCACGGCTCCGGCTTGCCCGTCCTGTCCGATGGTGCCTTTGTCCGCTTCGATGCCGACGGCCAGCAGCTTGACACCAAGCTCTGTCGGTATCCCGTTCGCGGCTCCTATGAAACGGCGATCTTTCTCCGCTGCGATGGCGAAACCGTTTGGTTTGATGGCAACGTTTCTAAGTTTTCCCGACCAGATAACGTATTTGGTTTTACTTTCCGTGAAGCTTTAATCAAGGTCAATCGTATATTACTGGAAAACCATTTGCCTCCGTTTTCCGAAGGCCAGCGATTCATAACAAATTTGCGCGGCAACCCTCGTAGTGAATGGACAGGTGCGGTTATTACTCGGGTTGATATAACGCAAAATTTCTCTGCTGGAAGTAAAGAGGATGCCAGTTACTTCATGGCTTGGCTTCAGGGGCAACAGGCATCGAGACTTAAGACTGGCACGTATGCCGACGGTGAAACAGTGGATTTCGGTCGCGGTTCGCAGAGGGTTTATTCCAAGGCTTACTTGAAAGCCTCGGAAATTCGTAAGCGATCCGGCGGCGATCCGTATCTTGAGCGTTTGGCCGATTGGTGTGATTCAGTTGGATTAATTCGTTTCGAGACTACTTATAAATCGAATCAGCTCAGATATCTTGGTTGTCGTTTTCTTGGGGGCTTTGATATGAAGCAACTTGAAATAGATTTCGAGGAAAGAAAAGAGGTTCTTTCCCGTGGTTCTGTTGAGCTTGAGGATTTCTCCCAGCTTCCAAAGCATATTCTTGGCACATACAGGATGTGGCTTGCTGGCGATGATTTATCTACAGCTTTAAAGAGGACTCAATTTTATGTTCACCGTAAAGCGCTTCTTCCGTATGGCGTTGATATTGCCGTCAAAAGCAACGTAAAGCAATTTCCCCAAAAAACTAGGGTTATCAAGCTCGGCCCTGTTTCCCCACCTGACTTTTACGAGCTTCCTAAACTCGAAGGATTGAAAAATGGAACTTACTGTTGATGTGATTGGTATTAAATGCTTTCGCGGCACCGTGCAGGGCTCGAAAATTGATTCTGGCTCGGTGTTTGCGATTGTTCGCCTTGATGAGCGCTATAACCGGACGGATCACGAAGGCGCGAATTGGAAAGTTGGTCATTCAGTTGAGGAATGGAAACTTCCTAATGCTGAGGCTGGCTTGAAAATGGCGCACCTGAAACCTTCGATCAAAAACCCGGTGGCCATGCGTCTCGAAATTGAGCGCGTTTCCAACGGCAGCGAAGTTCGAGAGGTCATTGTTGATATCCATCCAGTCAATGGCTCCATCGTTGACCAGGTTACCGGGGAAGTAAAACAAGTTTCGGCGCTTCCGGCTCGGAAGGCTGCTTAATTACAGCCTGTGGCCTTGCGTGCAGGGTCATGGAGTGCAATTAGGGGATTGTGATGCTTGATCTTCGTTTTATCATATTTGCTTTGATCGTGCTGGGCGGTTGCTCATCAAATGTTGGCCTTCATCCGTTCAGCGACAATGATTCTGCTGTCGATCATCGTGATTTTAGTTATCGGCGTGTAGCTCCTGCGTGGTTTTGGGAGCCTTGGAGTGTTCAGCGATGATTACCGCAATTGTTATTGCCAGTTGCTTTTTCGCCTTTGCGGCGGGCGTTCGTCAAGGGATGTTGTTGTGACTGCTTCGGAAATTTCGTATTTCGTTGGATCTCTCTTTTTGTGCTATATGTGTGGCGTAAAAATTGGGAGGGTTGTTAGGTTGTTTCGCGAATTGGGTAATGGTGCCTGATGCTTGCCGGGGCTTCCGGTGTTTGGAGTTTATATATGAAATCGAAAGTCTTTTTGCTTTTTGCGCTTTCCGCCGTCATGCCTGCTGTGGCCTTTGCCCAGTCTGTCTCTGACGTCACATCGGCCATTCAATCTTCTCAGCAGGAAATCCTTGGCTATATCGCCACCTTTGGCGGTGTGGCGGTCGCCATTGCTTTGGCTGGCGTGGGTTGGCGTGTCGGCGCGAAGCTGATCAAGCGCTTGGGCGGCGTGGCCTAAGGGCGTGGGGCATCAAATGAGAAACATTGTTCGTTTTCTGGCGTGCTTCTTGTTTGGTGCCTTTTTAATGTCGAGCGCCAATGCCGCAAATGATCAATATTCCTATTATAGCAATGGCCCATGGTTTGCGACAGTTGACGAAACTTGCCGTTATGCAACATCCGAATTAAATAGAACTAATCTTGACGGAAACACTTACAAGTATTTAAATTGGTCCGAGCCCCTTGGGGCTTGCACAATACAATGCACTAAAAGCAATGGTAACCCTTGCGGCAATACCCAGCCTCATCTTTATGGTCGTTCCTGTAGCTCTATATCCGGTACGAAAAAATCTTTTGATGTTTTCGCGGGCTGGCTCAAGCCTGACGGTAATCATGGATATACAGACATTAAATGGGTTGAGCCAACGTCTGCTAAGTATTGCGACGCTGGTTGCGATTATATTTTTGATGTAAATTCTCCGGCTAATGGTCCCGACTTGGATCTCAATATTTATTGGGATGCTTCAAATGTTGGAGAGTGGACTCCTTTCTTTAATGTGGCGGCCTATAAATCAACTGGGGCTTCATGTGCCGTCCAGGATGATCCTAAAGTACCGACAACTCCGCCGCCGCCTTCTTCTGGTGGCAATACTGGCGGCAGTGGTGGCGATGGTTCTGGAAGTGGGAATACTGGCGGCAGTGGTGGCGATGGTTCTGGAAGTGGGAATACTGGCGGTGCTGGCAGCGATGGTACTGGCTCAGGTAGTGGTAGCGGTAGTGGTGGTTCTGGCTCTGGCAGTGGCGGCGAAGGAACAGGCGACGGTAGTACGGCCGGCGGTGGGGGCGGTGGAGGTTCTAATCCCGACAAGACTTGTGGCCTTCCTGGCTCTCCTCTGTGCAAAATCGATGAAACTGGTACTCCTTCGGACGGCGGCGATAAGATGGGCACGGATGGCCTAGACCGTGAAATGGACAAAGCCGATGGTATTTTGGGCGATATTAAGGATAAATCGGACAAAGATACATCATGGGGCGTGACTCCATCTTGGTTCGTCAGTGCCGATTGTGAGCCTTGGCAGTTTGGCGATTTTAAGGGCACGTCAATACGTATTGATTACTGCCCCGCTGTTCCCTATGCCAAGGGCGCTACAAGTTTTATTTGGCTCGTGGCGTCTTTCTTTGCAACGCTTGCCATGGTCGGGCGTACTGTCGGCGCTGGCTCTCGGAGTTAAAACATGCCCCTGCTTGGTAGTTTGCTTGTTAACTTGTTCGGCGGCTTTGTCGCGTGGCTGTTGAAGTTTTTTACACGAAAAGTGGCTTATGGTATTGCCGCCGTAACTATGATGAGCGGCTTTACGTTGGGGCTGTTTGTAGTTATGCGTACTGCGCTGTTGGCTATTAATAATTCAGTTTCTGGCGCTTCGGCTATCTTTGTTCAGGCGGTGGCAATCGGCGTTCCGCCAGTGGCTCCTTTCTGTTTGTCTACTTATATGACTATTTGGACGGCGTGCACGGTTTACACGTGGCAGCGTGATTTGTTGTTTATTGCTGCTAAAGTGTGAAATGGCTGTTTATATTGTTCAAGGTAAGTTGGGGACGGGCAAAACCAAGTATTGCGTTGGCAAGCTGCGTGAGGCTTTGGCTAAGGGACGCCGGGCAGCGACGAACTTGGATTTGAAAATGGAGCATCTCTGCTCTGTCCAGAGCCGGGCGTCTGTGATCCGTGTTCCTGACAAGCCGACCGCCCAAGACCTGTTGACCATGGGGCACGGCAACCCTGATTCCTACGACGAGGACCAGAATGGGGTTCTCGTGCTTGATGAGTTGGGCTCCTGGCTCAATGCTCGCCAGTTCCAGGACAAGGGCCGCTCGGCTTTGATTGACTGGCTTATCCATGCTCGAAAGTACGGCTGGGATTGCTACTTGATCGTCCAGCATCTCAACATGGTCGACAAGCAAGTGAGGGACGCGCTTGCTGAGTACGTTGTACGAACCATCCGCGCGGACAAGATGCGTCTTCCCGTCGTTGGACGCTTTCTTGGCGACTATGGGCGGATGCCGCGCTTTCACATTGCACGCATCGGCCTGGCCGATGCCCCTGGTTTGACGGTGGATCGGGAGTGGTTCCGTGGCGATGATCTGCACCACGCCTATGACACCCGGCAGGTGTTCAAGGATGACCCTGAGGCGCGCTGCTACAGCTACCTGAGCGCGTGGCACGTTGAGGGGCGTTATCAGCCCGCCCAGCAGCGTCGAAGCCTCTGGCGGCGGCTCATGGAGCCGCCGCCAAGGGCGCGGCCCACGGGGCCTAAAAACTGGCTTGCTGAACGGCTCCAGCATTTGGCACCGGATGATCGTGTTCGGGTGCTGCGGCGCATGCAGCAGAGGGGTTATGCATGA